CTTCTAACTTGCCAATATTATGCAACTTATCTCTCAAATTTGAGATCAAAGTTGTATTAAAATCAACAACAGCCTTATCTATTAAATCTGGGTCAAATTTATAAGCAGTGTGAGTTTTATTCTCAATATCCACTTCCTTATGCATTATGTCCCTCATTAAATAAGGTTTATCATGTTTTCGTTCTAAGCCTAAATGTTCTTGTACCTTCTGTGAAATAGAAGATACAACAACTTCAGACTTTGGTGTAGATCCGGGCTTATTATGAGCTCCAAAAACAACACATCGTGCATCACTATCTAAATTTCTAGTAACACACAATTCGTGTGGCTCATTTAATGGTCCAACATCTATATCACCAATAACTGTATTAAATGACTGTCCTGCGTGTGACGGCAGTACAGACGGCTTTTTAGCAATTTCATCAATTGCACTCAACACCTGATCGCGTGTAATAAATCCTGCTGCTCCTGTATGGTTCTTTCCACCTAAATGGAATCCACCAATAAACGGCATATCTTTAATATCACGACCTACAAATGTTGCCATACACAAACCTTGAAAAGTTTGTTCTGGAAAATAATAACTAAGCGATTCAAATGAACCACCTAGTGTTGTTCTACTACTGGTGCGTGTTCCTAACAACTTACGGTATACTTTAATATTACCTTGGTCATTATAAACCATATCACCAACCAATTGCTTGCCATGCGCAATATCTTCAGGAAAATATGCTGTCAAATCACGTTGATCTCCAAGTTCTGGCACATACCAAACACAAATATCTGTATTGGGTATTTTATAACAAGATTTCTTGGATATAACTACATTTTTGGGATTTGCTCCCGGCTTTGTAATCAACGCTTCTGCATTATAATCTGGTACTATATGCGAAGGAATTAATGCCATATTACCACGAATAGGTAAACAATCACAAAATCTTGTTTTACCATTTTTCATTTTAATATGAATCATCATAATCCTCCTGCTAATCATGCCTACCAATTGTTCATGTGATGAACACCTGGCATAGCCCATAATTCTAGGATTGAACATAAAACGCTTATAACGCGCATGTTCATCCCAAAATTCTGTGGCAGACTCTTCCTTCTTCTTTTCTGTAATTGTGGCGCTTGGTCTTATACATTCTGCAGCTTCTGATGTCAACATATCATAAATTGCTTTAATAATACGTATCATCAAATATGCTGTAGATGCACCTCCAAGCATCGTAATTAATTTAGTCTTATCCATATATGACATTTCCTTTAAATAATCACTTGGTTTCTTCATATGTCGTACTTTATACCTAACGATATAACATAACAACTTATAAAATAACCATTCTTGGCACGGAATCGTCATAATACAAAATGCACATATATTAATATGATTTGCTAAACACACAAATAATAATGTGTAAATCACAATCATTTTAATATACATGTTACTAAAATATTTATTCATAA